TAAGCTTAGTCCCTTTAGGGTATAATTCTTGATTTGGTGGTCTTGTTGGTGCTGCCAGTGCTGCAGGTACTGCAGTATCTACTGTACTACACCCCAAGAGGAGCGAACATATTAAAACCACTCCCACCAAGATTTTCTTCATTGGGTTAGTTAGCTCCGAAGATCACAAGTGCAATACTTAGCATCGCGCCTATCCAGTAATAGACTAAGGACCGCTTTTCATGGTCACTTCCATCTTTATATCTGGATGGACGTACCCAAGGGTTTAGATAAGTGAGAATTACCGTGCCCGCTATAAGACTAAGAAGCCCATAAGCAGTAGCAGGAGTAACTACTGATAGGTAAAGGGCGGCGCCCCACTGCAAATCAGGATTCCCTGATAGAAAACTTAGGATCTCATAAGTAGCAACTACCCACACAATAACTGCCGAGTAATTTATTACCGAGGCTAACCATTTCTTCCACGTCGGCCACGCCTCGTTTACTTCAATTGCTATTTTAGGTTTTAGATCTTCATTCATACGGCAGTCTCCTTATTCATCACCATCAGCAGGCATAGTATCTTTAGACAATAAGGCCAAAAATTCGTCGATTGTAGTAACGAGTATAGGCAGCATCTGTTTTACTATATCAGCTTTCATTGTTAGAACTTGGGTGAATACTGCAGGGTTATCCATTACTGCGTCATCATCATCGTCACAACAACAATCGTCGCAACAAGATGCTTGGGGAGAGGAGGGCATAGCATAGATAAGATCATCTATGGTACCCCTGATTACTCGCATAGCCTCAATCTTATCGGCTACTTCATCAACCCAGTCTTCTGGTGACATCGCTGGCATTATTTTGTCCTCCTTTTTATTTCAGACATTTGACCTAGATAAGAGGAAGGTTATTTAGGTGGTCGATTATGGGTTGCCATTTTCGTGTAAGATAGGGCGTGTCTACCTCTAAGAGTTTCGATAGGATTTTGATAGAGCGTTTTCCAGAAACTCTGTAACTCCAAATTTTGTCTAAGTAAAGTTCTGCAGGATTAACTCGTGTATCAGGAACCATGCGGTTAAAATAACGACTTATCCAAAAGAGCATTTCGTAGGTACCGCGTAATCTTATTATCCAGGTGTTTAATCCACTTTCAGTATATATACCTCCATCTCCATCAATATATCCACGAATAAAAGCTTTAATATGCCCTTCATCAGTAATACTTGGCGGTTGAAGAGTTAATGATTTCCTAGGTATTATATTATAATACTTTTCCAAATCTTCATGCCATTGTTTTACGCCCCACAAAAATAGTGTTGCTTTCTTATAATCATTATGAATAGGATATGAAACCTCCCCCTCAAATCCACAATGTTTTACCAATTCTTCCAGTATGTATCCATCATCAGCCTTTAACCCAAAAGACACTAAATGCTTCTTAGGAGTAATACATCCATCAGCAGCAATAAAACCAGCAAAATAAGAATTGATAATATTGGGAACTGAAAAAAAGTTCATGTCTATATTATACTTACGGTGCCCTACTGGTTTCGCAAAACCAAGATATTTTAATCTACTCGTGATTGAACTCCTGCTACGATCAGGAAGTAACTCCTGTAATTCTTTTGTTGATAAATCCTTGCCGTCTATTAAAACTTTTTCCTCATATGCCGTCCATTCTATGCCAGCCACAGTAACCTCCAAAAAGAAGGCGGATACGAATACCCGCCTCTATGAGAATCGGTTGATTCTATTTGAAATTGTTTAATGATTTCAAGTAGTTATCAACTCCATTTTATATGCCATACCCAGTTCATACCGTCACCGGCATATATTGCTTCGTCGGAAATCGTTGAAGTCAAAAAGTAGGGATCCAAATTGAATTGGCAGAACCAGCCGTAACGGCCTCGACTACCATCCCAAATTCGGCTCTTCCAGCCATGAACTACAGCTTTCCGGGTTCTACCACTCCAATCTAAGTATACGATTGCCATGGTTTAAGTTCCTCCTCTATTATGCGCTCGGGGTATAACGGTCAATGATACCAATCTGGATGAATCTTGCATCTAGGCAAGCCATGCCAAATTTGGCCCAACCGTAAAACCCTTGTTGCTGACGTCTGTGTAGGGTTGGATCATCATGTGCTTGATATTCTTCACGTATCATCATAATTAATGATATGTCAGAGTTATCAAATCCATAGATCTGAGTCTCACCGGCAGTTGTCAAGGTTCCATTTTCATCGGTTATGTTGCCGTGAGTAATAGCATAATCATTAAAATGATTATTAGCATCACCACGGAATGGACCATACTCACTGGTTTTGTCATTGATATTAAACTTGCCCCTAACACCCAGTGCATTCACAACTCGGAAGTTCACACCCCAAATGCTACCTAAACCAGCAGCCTGGAATATATCCCTACGGGTCAATGGATCCACGTCAGTATCAGTGTACTCGCGAATATCAGCCATATCTTCTGGGGAAATCCACAATGTTTGTAGATTACGACCCATTCTCTGCATACCAACGATCATTCGGTTGATGATCTCTTTCGAGAAATAGCCCGCCGAAGCATCGCCAGCTTCCATCTCGTAAATCGGAGCGGGACGGGGTGGTAGAATACCTGCACCATCAAACGCTGATGTTGCGGCAGGAATAATAGTTCTCCAACCGGCCTCTTCTTCATACGATGTTATAGCATTAGCAACTGCTTGCTGTGACTTTGTTACGATATCGACACGTCCCTCTTCGGCATACTTGAGCATCCAGTTCTTTGCAGCCTGGATTGTGAAGATTGGAATCGTCACCTCTTCTGCCCCGAGTTCCATGGTGTCCTGAGCCACATAGCCCAAACTTGGAAGAATCCAAATAGGACTATCAAAATCATCCGCTATCGGGAATGTTGGCTGCTGCCCAGGAGCCAGCCTTATTGTTGTAAACAACTGTCGCATATATGATTGCTCTTCAACGGCCTTCAAAATCGGGCCAGTTAAAGATGCAGCAAACGCCCTGTAGGCTCTGTAACCTTCGGGAGTATGCATAGCAGCGGTTGCTTTTAGGAGTTCTACTTGTTTCTTTTCGAACTCAGCACGCTTCTTAAGATCCATAGTTGCATTTACCTCCTTTGATTATATAAGAGCCAAGATGTGCAGCTGGCGACCCTGGTGTAACCTTGACAAGGTTAGGGTATTCATTGCTACGGCTACTGCACCGGTATTATTTCTACCGTTTTGGCAATAACCTCCGCCACTAGCAGTAGCGAGTGTGCCACTGGCTGTAGCATATAGCAGTTGGCCTGCTGTAATCTGGACATCTGTGTCATATACATTAGTGCTCCAAAGTCCGCCGTGAGCCACACCTACTGGTGCGCCAACGAACTCCATTTGGGTACCTTGGTGTCTAGGAAGTCTTCCCATCCACGGTACATACTCACGGTCATACTGGAGTCTTATTTCGTTCATCAGGAATCCAAAGGGGACCTGGTCGCAAGATGTCATCTTCTTGACAACTGTAGTTTCACCGTCGCAACCTGCGATGGTAACCACTGCACCCTGAGGACATACAATTGGGCTTCCTGGAACTAAAGGAGTTACTTGGCTTGCATCATGCTTGCAGAATGAATTCTCAAGCACGGGTTGTCTAGCTATAAACATTATTTGCTATCCTCCTCCATCTCCCACATACTGGCATATTCAGCCTCTAGCTTAGCATCTTCTTCTGGATCAACTGATGCTGGAACATTTAAGAAAGCCAGATCTTTCTTTGCTTTCTTAGCAGCGTCCTTAAGTGCTAGAAGTTGGGATGCTGTCAGTTTAGGATCGGGCTTGGGATCATCCACTTTGGGATCATCCACTTTGGGATCGTCCACGTCCACATCACCGGTACTAGAAGATTTCTTAGCCCATTCCGCCTGAATAGCTAGTAATTCGGATTTGTAATCCGAGAATTCGTCATCAGACATATTTTTAATACGGGCTTTCTGCTTATCCGCTACGTCGCCACTTGATAAAAGACCCGCCTCTTCAAGCTCTGATGTCCTTTTATTCATAGCTGCTGCTTGCTGCATTTCGGTCATTTGCTTTTCGAGATCACCAAATTTCTTGGTGGCCCCCTCTAGCTCAGACTTTAGAGAATCAACTTCTTTCTTCAAACCAGCAATCTCGGTCTCTAGCGCAGACTTGTCTGCCTCTAGGGTGTCGATCTTACCGATAAGGTCCGCCTTCTCGTCCGCAGCGGCAACCTCAGCTTGGCGAAGCTCTGCTAAAGTGGTTTCATATTCAGTGACTATTTCTTCCAACTTTTGCTTTTGAGCTGCCTCTTCCTCGGACAGAACAGAAGCCACGGTAGTTTTAGCCGTAGCTTTGATCTTTTGTCGCTCGTCTTTCTTCATTTAAAACCCTCCATAATTAGAGTTAAAACCTACAAAATCTTGCCCCCACATAGCCTTCCCTGTACCCACTTTTTAGTGAATTATCGTTTCTGTCAATGAATACATAGTTAGTTAAAAGGTTTAGTAATCTACTCCTATACATACACCATAAATTTGCATAACTTTAAAGTTAGATATTGTTATTTTAGTTTTCATAATATTAGAATCCCTAGCTGTCAGCCCAGACTTTATACCCCCTAGTATGGAAAATTTTGCCCGTTGCTACCTGCTGCAACTCCTCCATAGTTTTGTGCCCCATGTGGAAACAGTTGACCGACATAAGATTTCAACAGTTCGCCTGGAGTAGCCAGTGGTGTAAAGAATTGTACCAGGTAAACTAAATCTTGCATAACATCTCCCATCTGTCCACAACAAGCCAATCCTACAGGATACCTAATAAAAATTGGCCTATCACCCCTCTGTGCAACACTTCCAAGACCGATAGGAGTAACAGTGACATCAAAACTTCCTGTGTTATCTCTCAAGATTGAGTCATTGATTCCTAGACTTAGAAAGGCCGCATTATCGGGTGCAAAAAGAACATTAGGAAAATCACTAACTATTGCGGTTGCAACAGCAGATTGATTTACCGCAGACGGGTTGTTTAATACTACTGTGGTTGCAGTAACACTCACACAAGTAAATGTCCCGTTGTTATTTGCATTGGCGAATCCAGAAATGGTAGCGGAGTGTCCAATTAAGTTTAAAGGGAAAACACCGTCATATGTGCTGATACCACCAGCAGAAGTATGAGCATAAGTTACACTCCATACAGGGGTCCTGCGGAAAAACCAAAAACTGCCATCAATCGCATTTCCAAAGATATCAGTAAAAACACCGCACAATCCTCCCCGCCCAATAGTCGGAGCAACTCCATACATATTTTTAGTTGCAAGCATACAGTCTGTTGGATAAACATAGCCGTTGGCGTCGGTATAGTCCGTAGTGGGAGTGGCGTTTCCAAATTGCCCGTATGATCCCAAACCCGTATCGACCGTTCCAGAATTATATTGCACAAACACAAAATCACCAGGAGTCACAGCGAATGTATGGGGCGCTGTTTCTCCCGCTGGACTGGTGTGCTGCTGTCCGTATGCAAAGCCCTGATTCTGTGTCCCTGTTCCTCCTGCGTTAGAGCCATCAGTCTTGTTAGCTCTATATCCTACCTCAACCCCTGCGCCCCCAGCGTCAGCGGATATGGCAGCAAAATTCCACGGTCGAGCTGTTCCAAGAATCGTTGACATTATTTACTCCCACAAAATTGCAGGTTTACAACTACTTGATACACCGTTCGGTGAACCCGCTACTGTTAGTAGGTTTCCCAAGACTAAAAAATTATGGGATGTCCCATACATCCATACAGGCTGAATTGCTCCTTCCACGCAATCTGCCCAAGGAAAACACACAGCCCCTAACATAGGGTTGGCTAAGTAACCTATCATTGGAAATATTGGCAAAGGAACCGTAGCACCAAAATTACTATATGAAGTAGTGGCACAAGCAAGTGTGGGCCAAACTGCGGTGGTACTGCCTAGAATACCTCCGCCATAATCTGAATTCATAAATACAGCAGAGGCATTCTTTACGGTGCTAGTGCTAACTATAGAAGTGCACACCATCGTATATGCCGAAGATTGACTTCCGTCTGAGACCCTAGCGTAGTCCACACACACAACAAGCATTTGTGTAGAAGACGTAAGAGCATAGTCTTTCCATAACGCAAATCGTATATTGTTAGTATCCCCGGAAAACACATGAGTATAGAGATTTGAACTAACCGTAGAGCTGGGGTTGTGCAATGAATTATTATATGGAGTAGTAGTAGGCTGCATACTCATCGCATTTATTAGATTACCGTTCGCATCCACGCCGGTTCCAATAGCAATGCAAATCCCTGGTCCGTTCGCCGTGGCGGTTTTCTGATATACCAGCCTAATATAAATCGGTAAATCAGTTCCTAATGTCCCACTACTATTTGTCCAGATTTGATAGTTGTAAGGTGCCCAGTTGACTGGGTCCGAACCTGGTGATATAACTGAGTTTGAAGTCGCTGTGATATGCACGTAAGTCAGCCCACTACCTGTTACTACGTCACAATTGGATGCCGCAGCATTCCCCCCTACATAAGTTGCCCCACTTTGCCAGTCGCCCTTAAACGTATAATAATTATGAGCAACAAGAGTAGTGCTTCCTGCTCCAGCAACAATATTCGTCCATGCATAGGAATCTCCGGTGCCAGATGCCACAAGTTCGCCATGTCCAGAAACGGTTGTCCATCCAAGAGCGGTAAATCCCTTGCCAATAGCTTGCCCCCAAGCGATATAATGTGCAGCGGTGTCACTGGTGTAAGGCGCTGTGGTCGTTGTGTAAGTTGTCATGTTATTCTCCTGTTAAGACTCAGTTGGGGTGTATGTCAACGTAACCGCAATAGTCTGTTCCGTCAAACCCATGTTTGTGATTGTCGCATAAATGTTCGTCGATGGCGTTGTGTCCATATTCGCTCCCATAATTGGGGGAGAACAAATCCAGGGGTCCACCGCATAGTATTGGTCGAAGTAGAAATCTGCGATGCAGCCATGCTGCTTTCCCAACGCTAAAGGAACCGAAAAGCCACGAGCTACATCTGCCGTGCGAGCCGCAGATGTAACATACAGCTGCACACGACACTTTTTGTTGTCAACACTCACTCCAATCAAACTGAAACTCTTTGCCATTGTAAAGGTCTGGTATGAGTTAGCCCCTGCGGACAGAGATGTAGCTGTCGCTACTGCAGTAGTTCGTGTTCCGATGCTCCCTGTTCCAAGAGCAGAAACTATATCCCCACTAATAGTAGTCATCTCTTCATTATCAATGAAATTAGAATTGACCCACGATTCCGACGCCCCAGTAACTTCTCCAAACTGTGCAACTATATCACCTGAGGTTGTTGTGAGTTGTTCTAGACTAATACCACCTTCACCCATTTGTGCTACTAGGTCTCCGCTAATAGTTGTCATCTCTCCAGTATCAATGAAGGTGGAATTAGACCATGATTGTGTAGCGTAACCTGATAGGGAAGGAATCTGTGAAATTATATCTCCGCTGGTAGTTGTAAGTTTAGCGAGTGTCGAATACAGGACCAGAGAAGGTATTTGGCTCACAATATCACCGCTGGTTGTAATTAGGGTAGAGGGAGTTACGAACTGACCGCTGGCCCAAGACTGTGTAGCATAGTTTTGATTGCCCACCCACGTCTGTGTAGCATAGCCCGACAATGAAGGAATTTGAGATACTATGTCTCCTGACGCGGTGGTTAGTTTGGAGAGAGTAACATAATTAAGCAATGACGGAATCTGTGATATTATATCTCCACTTGTTGTTGTTAGTTTGGTCAACGTAATATAATTAGCCAAAGAAGGTATTTGTGAAACTATGTCGCCGCTGGTAGTAAGCACCATAGAAGGAGTTGTGAAACCTGAACTTACCCACCCCTGAGTTGCATAGCCTGCCAGAGATGGAATTTGGCTAATAATGTCTCCGCTCGTAGTAGTTAATTTAGTAATTGTTGCGTAGGTTAGAAGAGAAGGAATTTGAGCAACTATGTCTCCTGAAGTTGTAGTGAGTTTAGCAATCGTACTATAGGTTACCAAAGAGGGAATTTGTGCAACTATATCCCCGCTGGTTGTGGTAAGGCGGGCTGGGATTATAAAGGTAGCATTAGTCCAATCAACTATATTACCGCTTGTAGTAAGATCTTGTAGCGTGAGTTGAGCACTAAGATTTGTAAACTTCAGATCTATATCAGCAGTTTTATAATAGTCCAGAATCGGGGGATATATAATTTCCATTAGCACCCCTGGAGCAGTTCAAATATAATACCTTGGTTAGAGGCCGCCCACCCAATGATTGTACCTGACACAGACACAAGCCTACTTTGAAGAGCGGCCCCATTCCACATTGTAAAATGGTTGCCTCCAGATGTAGTGGAAAAGAACCAGGTGACCTGAGTGCGGGGCTGTAATATAATATTCAGAGTATCCCTAGATAAAACTACAGAAACCCATTCCCCTGAAGCCGAGGTTACAAAAGTTGCAACCTGGGGGATAGAACTTATTGCGTTGTCAATTATTTGTTGTTCACTATCCTTGGGTTGATAAATCATAATTTCTTAGTTCCAATAACCATTAATTAAGACTGTTCCTCTAACAGTTTGTCCCGTAGTCGACAGACCTGTAAGTACCTTTTGAACAACCTGTAAGTAATCGCCAGGAGCCACAACATAAGGGGTTGCAAATTGAGTATCAATATCCTTACTATAGGGGGCTCCAACAACTGAAGACACCGGACAGTTCTGGGTTCCTAATACTATTCTTCTAGCAGCCTTAGTTACAGCATCCGAGTCTGTAGTTGCTAAACTGACTGCTGTACTATTTACTCCCAAACCCCATTCAATTGTGTAAGGAACGACTCCGTCGGTTACTGCTCCAAAATTTATTGTAGATATTCGTATTCCTGTAATATATAAATTGCGCCCAGGTGTATTATTAAGTCCAATTAAGCCAGCAGGATTTTGCCAACCAAAGATTATTAAGTCAAGATCATTATTAAAATTTGTGGCAGCAAAATTAAAGTCGCCACCCAGGGTATTATAAGCCCCCGAAGTAGTGTTTGATAAAGAACCAGAGACAACCGTAGCAGGAGGAGCGCTATTAACAAGGTTAGCTGTAGATCCAGTGGAGATATACCCAGCAGGATAATTGATTGCATTCAGACCATTTCCTGCCCGAATGTGCGATATAGGCTTACTTAAAATCAAGTCCCCCACTACGACAGTAACTTTACTGCACATGACCCGCACTGGAACTCCCACACTACTATTATGATAGAGTCTGATAAACACAGGTTCTGATCCCGAACTTTGTATTGATCTCCAAGTTGGTAAAACAGGTATTGAAGCATATAAACTATTATCAACCCAAAAATCCGCTTTATCAGGACTCATTACTACTGACCAGTGATTGAACTGATCAAGAGTAGGAGACAAATCAGGAACAACAAAGTACTCACTTCCATTATTATTTATTACACATTGGAATGTTGATGTTAATCCATTATACCTAAAATATGCCCCATCTGTAGGGGTTGCAGTAGTGGCTACATAACCAAAACCAAACTCAACAGTACAGTTGGGTTGGAAACTTGTAGCCCTCAACTGGAACTCCGAGGAGGTAGTGAAGTTAAGACCTAGTGGAAATGTCCTCCATGACGAGACTATCTGGTAGGCACCTGTAGTGTTTACCGCTGTACTATTTAATGTCAATACACTACCAGAAACTGAATTAGACATACTTGCAAATGGATTAGTCCACTGATTAACATTAAGACTAGTCCCAGGAAAGTTTACCTCGAATATCCTAGTATCAAAGCCCACCCGAAGTCTATAGTCTTGAGAGGTTGATAAAGGTTTGATCAGTCTCGTTCCTATTCCAGATAACGTGATACTGCCAGGATCAGACTCGCCAGCAATAGACACATGACCAGCTTTTGTTACAGTCGGTGGTAAACTTACAAGTAAGTTCTTATT